TGGCAACGCAAATTCCACGAATCCGAATCCCGCATCAAAGTCGTATGGGCTGGAAGACGCGCTGGTAAGGGAAGGGCTGTACTCACAGAACTCATGCGGTCTATTACCGCAGCTTCTAAAACTCCGTTCTTAGCATCAAAAGAAATGGCTGATGCTGCTGGTATACCTGTTGGAACAGATCTAACACACACACTAGAACCAGCTATCCACGTTTGGGTTGTTGCTCCTAACTTTGCTCAGTCTCGACAAGCATGGAACGAACTAAAACAGTTCATGCCTAAAGAACTTGTTGTAAGACGTAAACAGTCTCAAGGCGGCGGCAGAGGCGACGGATGGAGAGAAGACGAACGATCTGTGTGGCTCAACCTAAAATCACCTGATATTGCACGACGAGAGTGCTACATCGAAATAAAATCAGCCGATGACCCTGAGTCACTTCAGACCGCCGGACCTGACTTTATCTGGGTAACAGAAGCACAAGACATCAAAGAAGCTGCTTGGAACAAACTTCGACCAATGTTGAACTCCTCTGGAAGACTCGGAAGAGGATGTGTCGAAGGTATCCCACCATTCGGACGAAGCCATTGGTTTTCAAAACTGTTCAACTGGGCTAAAGAAAACAAATCAGAAGACTACGAAGCATTTAGAGCGTCTACCTTCGACAACGTGTTCTTGTCAGAAAAACAAAAGCAAGCGATCAATGACGAAAAAGAAACCATGCCAGAAGCCGTATGGGAACGAATGTACCTTGCTAAACAACCAGACGGCGGTGGAGGCTTCTTCCGACCAAGCAAGATAGAACTAGCAGCCTCATCACAAGAAATGCTGTCTCCAGACCAAAGCCAACGCTACGTTGCTGGCCTTGACCTCGGTAAAAAACAAGACTACACAGTTCTAATAATCAAAAACGCTAGAACAAGAGAATCAGTTCACGCACTCGAAATGAACGGAAACGATTGGGTTAGCCAAATACAAACTATCTCCAAAGAAATCGAAAGATGGAACATTGGAGATGTTAGAGTAGACTCAACCGGACTTGGTGATGTCGTATTTGACCACCTGCTAAACACCGGCATGCCCGTTACAGCATTCAAATTTAGCGCACAAAGCAAATACCAACTATTTCAAAACTACTACATAGCACTTGAGAACGAAACCGTCCGTTTCCCAGCCTCTTGGTCAACACTTGTAAAGCAACTTGAAGACATAAGTATTCGTCCCGGCGGTGGGGGGAGCTACGTTTTTTACAATGAAACTAACGAACATGATGACTGGGTTGACGCAGAACTGTTAGCATTGATGTCGTGTGACCCGCCAGGGTACGAAGGAGAAAACTTTGAGTTTCTTCGCCCGATTAGACGAATGAACCCGTTGCGTCCAGAGCCAGCGTATCGTCCATCAAGGTTTATGCAAGCATATAGAGCGCAAAAATCTAAAGCTAAAATGCAACAACACGAAGAATTGAATCCTGAACTTGTAGAGAGCAAATAAATGGTTTTAGATTTTGGGAATGAAATCCCTGAAATTATCCAAGTAGAAGCATCTAATCCGTTAGATGAGCCTGAACTATCGCTTCATTGGATTTCTGAAAAATCTAAAACTGGTAACGAACTATTTCGTAAGTTCAAAGATCAAGCAAAAGTCCTTGATGATTTTTTTCTAAACGACTTTGACTTTAGTGTTCCTGAAAACGGAACAATGATTCGATTAGGAACAGCGCAATCTGTAATCAACACGCTTGTTTCTCACGTTAGTCCACAGTTCTTAGATATATCAGTTCCACCACCAGGGCCTAGAGGACAGTCTCGTGCTGAAAGCATGGAGAAGTTCCTCACTGGCGCGCACCACATGATTGAGCATCGCTCTCCTGTGTACCGAGAACTCACTAAACATGCAGGGCTATACGGAGTTGCATGGGAAAAGGTTGAGTTTATTGCCAATGAGTGGAGCGACTTTCCAGAACCTCCCCCTCATGCAGAAGATGTGCCTTCTAGTTATCGAGAACAAGTAGAAGAAGTTCTTGAAAAGCGATCAATTAGCTGGCCAATAAAATCTGTTGCAGTTAACCCGCAAAACTTAATTTGGGACATGAACAACGGAACTCAGCCACGCTGGGTTATTTATGAATACCAAGTCGATGCTGAATGGGTACAGGCTCACTTTCCAAGCTGGGGCAAATATACAAAAGGGTTTGTCAACTTTCAGGAAATCTGGACTCACTCTCAAGTTGCATATGTAGCTGATAACGAATGGGTTATGGAGCCACGCCGACACGGATACGGACGACTACCGTGGGTTATGTACTGGCCTCAAATGGGCTTGGATACCGGAAACTCAGAACCAGACAAGCTATACATGGGTTTGCTAAACGGGTCTATGGAAATGATTCGGGCGCAAAGCCAACTGGCATCTCATTACATCGACATTGTAGGCAAATCAGCGTGGCCTACGCTTGAGTTCACTGGACCTCCAGGTATTACTGAAGAAGTTCAAGCAGCATGGGATGACACTCCTGGCGCAAAGAACATTAAGCCGCCACAGGTTCAGGTTGGTGTAGGAGAAACTCCACGGCCACCTTCTGAAATTGGAGTTGCAAAGCAGTTCCTTGACGAAGCAATTGAGGCTAATACCGTCCCTGCTGTAGCCAGAGGGCAACGTCCTACCGGCGCAGCCTCTGGGTATCACACCGCTGTTCTTGCGGGTATCGCTTCGTTGAACTTTGGCGCAGTAAAAGATGCGATGGAACGTGGCTTGCAGGATAAAGGCGAGATTATTCTTCGCATCGTCGAGTTGGTGATTGACGATAAAGTTACCGTGTTCGGCAAAACTGAAGCGGGAGTCCTTGATGCTGTTGTAAAACCTTCAGACATCAAAGGTCACTACGTCAACATTGTCCGAATAAACTCTGTTAGCCCTGAAGAACAAGAACGCAGACTGAACCTTTGGGCAAACCTTTGGCGTTCAGGATACGTTGATCTTGATACAGCACTACGGAAAGGCGGCGTAAGTAACCCGCTTGAAGTGCGCGCTAAGATACTGGAAGAAGAGTTCCTCAAATCTCCTGGTATTCAAGAGCAATTGCAGATGGCAGCAGCTTCTCGTATTCCTACAATTCAAAACATTCTTGATGCTGCTAATCAAAGTGCAGGACCAGAAATTCCTACACCTGAACAAACAGCGCAGAATATTATGAATACTCAAGGTGCTATGCAACTGCCTAACGCTGGCAACTTCCAGCAAGGCAACCAAGCAGGGACTAACCCTCAAGCACTAGGAACAGGTATTCCTACAACTACTAGACCTGTAATGCCTGGTTCGATAGACGAAATGCGTCAAACGGCAGCAGCAGTATCAGGGCCACGATCAGGTAATGTACGAGTGCCGGGAGCAGATATTTCACCGGGGGCTAGAGGGTAGTTATGGCTAAAAGATCTCACCCGTTAGAAATGGCTTTTTTAGGTTTTGATGACTCTACAAAGCGTTATCTAAAACAAGTTGAAAACAGTTTCAAAGGTATGGAAGAAATACCTCAAGTAAAGCAACCCAAGAAGCGCACTAAGAGAAACGTATACGCGCTAACTCCGTTTGGAAAAGTCTAATGGCAACGTACCTTATTCAAATCCCTGCTAACTATAGAGCGCGTGTCGGTGGCAACTCTTCAGTATCTGTTGACGCATCTTCACCGCAAGAAGCTAAAACTCAAGTTGTTCAAGCTGGTATTCCTGCTGCTCTTATAGGAACCCCTACTGAAATTACAGGAAATATTACATCTGGCTCTCTGCCGCCTAATGTTTCTGAGTACGCTCTTCCATCTTTTGGACCTGACCGAAATCCTCTGCTAAGGAATGACAGGGTAATTGGTGCAAATAATCCGACTCGGCCAATGGGAATGGAAAACAGAAACTTTGGGCTTGCTGGAGGAGAAGAGGTTTCAAGCAACCCGTTTGCGGCTAATATAAATCGCCCTCCAACAATGGCAGAAATTCAAGCTGCCCTGCCTTTCCAACCAGGAACTCCAGAATCTCCGTTCTATCAGCCTCCAAGCTATCAGCGAATGACATCAGAGGATTTTGCTCGAATTAGGGCTAATGCAAACCAGCCATTATTTGATGAGGGGTCTTTCTTAGGCGGAGCATTTAATACGGGAGGTAGTCTGCCCGCAGGATCTTTTGCCACAGACACAGAACCTTTAGAAGATATTGACGCTCTTGAAGCAGAAAATTTTGCTCGTCAAGAAAGAGAACGATTAGCTAAAATCCGAAGAGAAGCC